CAAATAGTAATAAAAGGGGCTAATAGTGATGGACGCTAAACTCGCACACGCAATGTACGGGCAGCCCGTAAACTCTTACCGACAGGCTTCAGTGGGCGTACCCGGCGCCAAAGTTCAGGCTGGGGGAACCGACTTTGTTGGTCGTAACCGCTGTATCGCAAACGAAGACACATGCGAAGGACCTAAGGCGAAAGGTACCGACTTCTGTGTCGGGCATCTGCGTAGCCGTAAAAAAACAGAGGTTCAGTAATGAACCTTACGGACATCCGTGCGATGGTTCGGGACATATCCGATTTGGATACCACCGACCTGCCGACAAGCCTTCTGGACACTTATGTGAAAGAGGCGTTTCAGCGCATCGTCGCTTTGGAGCGCCGATGGCCGTTTTATCAGGATACGTTTACGTTCAGCACGGTAATTGACCAGCGTCCGTACACAATTTCTGCGATTGGTGACATTCGAGAAATTATTTCTATTGTGGACAACTCTGCATCAGGTAACAGGTTTACCGAAATTGCTTACGATGATGCGGAGGACATATATTTGGGTAACTTTGATTCTTCTGGTCGCCCATACTTTTGGGCTGTGTGGGACAGTCAGGCGCATCTGTATCCGAAACCTGACGCCGTGTATCCGTTGACGGTGCGTGCTTTCAGGAATCCTTCGTACACATGGTTGACGAGCATTCTTACAGAGGTTGATATTGACGGATGGTTTCACATCTTGTTGGCGTATTACGCTCTCGCCCGTGCGTACCAGCGTCAGGAAGATGGGGAGATGGCTGCGATGTATCAGCGGTCATTTGAGGAGGGTGTGGCGATGGCTCGTAGGGATTTGATGAAATCCCGTTCGCATCGTCCGTTGTTGTTGTCTGGTGGACGTAGGTATCCGACTATGCGCCGATGGTTGCAGACGTTAGGTGGGCAACTTGGGTCATGAGTAACTTGGCAACCAAAAGGTATGACGATTTCACTGGCGGGTTGAATCTTCGTGCTGACCAGTTTCAGTTGGCGAAGAATGAGTCTCCTGATTTGTTGAACGTGGAAATTGACCCTCGTGGCGGAGTGTTTTCTCGTGGCGGTATGCACAGGTTGAATACGACTGCTGTGGCTGGTACTTGGAATCCGCATCGCCTGTACTCGTTTTATGGTGATTCGCCTAGGTTGATGTTGGCCAACGATACTAAAGTGTTGTGGTCTTCTAGTGTCAACTTCACCGTGTTGCAGTATTCTCCCGGCAACGACATTGTTGCTTCTAATGCGCATGGTGCTGGTATGGCTGCTTGGGGGGACACTCTGCACATTGTGACGGGTGCCGTCACTGCCAAGGTGTCGTACAAGTGGAAGTCGGGGGATGCGTATGCGACTGCTTTGACCGCCAATGGTCCTACTTGGCAGGCGTATGCTTCGCCTATCGGCGGACATATGCCAAGTGGCGAGCATGTGATTACGCATGCGAACAAGGTGTTTGTTGCCAACACTTTTGAGGATGGTGTGCTGTATCCGAATCGTTTGCGCTGGTCGCATGAAAGTTTGCCTAACGATTTTATGGAGGATGATTTCATTGATTTTAATGGTGGCGGTTTGGGTATCCGTGCCCTCGCCGTAGTTTCGGGTCAGTTGGTTGTATTTAAATCCAATGGCATTTATTTGTTGGTTGGTACTTCTTCTACGAATTTTCAGGTTGTGGAACTGTCCGTCAACCTTGGTGCCGACACCAATCGGGGTGTGGCACAGTCGGAGAACGGCGTGTATTTCTATTCCAATCCCGAGGGATTATTTTTCTATGATGGGACGAGGGTGATTGATTTGTTTGAGTCGCTGCGTCCGATTGTGGACGAACAGAAGTTGAGCACTGCTTCTACTGAACCGTTTTCTGTTTCGTTTGTTGGTCGTCGTGTATGGCTGGCGTTGCCTTACGATGAAGGCAACACAGCCACTCAGCCGACTGTCAACTTCGTGTTTGACCCGTCTTTGGGTCAGGGTGGTGCGTACACACAGTTTGCGACGCATGACGGTTTTGGTTTGGTGAATGGGACGGATTGGACGGATTCTTCCGGTCAGAATTACCGTGTCTTGTTGCATCCGTCGCAGGCTTTCGTTTTGAAGGTTGACCTGTTTCAGGAGGAGCAGGACAACATCAATGGGACTGCGACATCGTTCTCGTCCTACTATCGGACTGGTTGGGTTGATGGTGATACGTATGCGCAGAAGAAGGTGTTCCGTCGTCCAGACATTGTGTTCAAACAGGTTGATACGCAACGGAATGTGAACGTGAAGGTGTTTCACAACTTTGAGGAGGCTTCTGGTTCTGAGCGTAAACAGTTTGAAGTTGTTTTGGGTGGTGCTGGTGTGGGAATGTTTTGGGGTGTTGACGTTTGGGGTACTGGTATTTGGGGTACGTCGTCGGAAGGTGTGGAAGTTTTAACTGGGCGAGGTTTGGGTTTGGCTCGTTGTGTGCAACTGTTGTTGACTGGACCCGTGAACGGTGGCTGGGGTATTGATTCGATTACATACAAGTACAACAACCGAAAGTTGAGTGGCTGATGCCTGTTTCCTATTCCTACGTTTTTGTTAACGGCAACGTGGCTGAAGCCGCTGAGGTAAACAGCAACTTCACTGCTGTGAAGAACTTTGCCGACGGTTTGGCTACGGGTGTGAACATTGACAACTCTGCGATTACTGCAGCAAAAATAGATTCTTCTGCCGTTACCACAGCGAAGATTGATACCGCTGCTGTGACCGCAGCGAAGTTGGCTGCCGATGTTACGCAGAGCGACCAGTTTGTTTTGTCTGCGCAGGTTTTCGGGTGATTACACCGTGGACTTCTCCTATCATCAACACGTTCACAACTGCCGATGCTGCACGTCTGCAGCAGGTGTTTATGTCGTTGTCTAAACAGTTGGGGGACATGAGCAAAGAGATTCAGGATTTGAAGCGCATGGTTTCTTCTATGGATTCAAGTGGTGGTTATGGCTTACGACGCTAGTCAATACGAGTCACGTCGCCGTGGCTATACGGAAGGTTATGCGGCTACTGCGTCAGCAAACCAGTATTCCCGTACGTTGGCTCAGCAGCGTGGTTCTCGTGCCCGTCAGAATGCTTTGCGTCAGTATCAGCAGGCTACGCCAGAGTTGGTGCGTGGGTATTCGCAACGCAATTTGGTTTCACCAAATGTGCGTTCAGGTATTTTTAATCGTGCGATGCAGGAGTTTGGTAGTGAGCGGGCACGTAACATGTCGGATTTTGATATGGGTCAGTCTGAGCAGATGAGAGGTTACGATTTGGAGGATGCACGTTTGTTGCAACAGTTTCGTTCACAGTTGGGTGATATGGAGCAGGATAAGGCACGTGAAATTGCGGATGCTGCCCGTCAGTTGTTCGCCTATAGAGCAGGAGCAATGTAATGCCGAAACATAATCGTGGGGTAGTTGGGTATGGAAAGCCAGCGGATAGGTATCCGACGCCAGTAGACACTTCCGAAAAATCTCCTGTGGAAGATAAAAATCCTGCTGAATTTGATTTTACAATGGACCCACGAATGGCAGCGGCAATCGCAGCCAATAGTCAAAACATTCAACCGACTCAGTACACGGGTGGTATCGGTGGTGGCGGGCCAAAGGCTTCCGACATATTGGCTAGGGACAAGTTTGATTATGAACGTTCTCAGGATGCGTTGGCGCGACAAAAACAGAGTAATGTGTTGGCTGCGTATCAGCAGATGTTGTCTGGTGGCGGTTATCGTTCCGGTCAAGACAATATGTTGAAGTTGCTGCAACAAAATGCAGCAACTTCTAATCAGGGTGTTGCGGACTTGTACAAGGGTGCGATAGGCAACATTGATGCAGGGTATTCGGATGCGCAAACGTTGACAGATTCTGGTTATGGTGCGCTTGAAAACTATTTGCGTAGCAACCCCAACAATCCGTATTCTGGGATGACTGCTTCCGCTGGACCTTCTCAGGATTCTCTGCAACAGTTGCTGGGTGCTTACGGTGTGTCTGCCGACCCTGTGCGTGCTCAGGTCGGCGCAGAGGATGCTGCTTCGCAGCAGGGGGCTGCTGGGTTCCAGAACCTGTTGAACGTGTTGGGTGCTTCAGCCCAGCAGTCGGATGCGTCTCGTATGGCCGAGATGATGATGTCGCAGAACTATGCGAACACATCGTTGGGTTCGCAGAGGGCTGGGTTTGGTGCGCAGGCTGGTCGTGCGCAGCAGGATGCTTTGGCTCAGATTCAACAAATTTTGTCTCAGGGGAATATGCAGCAGGAGGATTCTGCTAATAGTCGTCGTCAGCAAATTGAAGATGCTATTGCTGCTGCTGGTGGTCAAGTACCTGCTGGTAGTCAACCACCTGCTGGTAGTCAACCACCTGCTGGTAGTCAACCACCTGCTCAAACTGGCAGCCCGATTCAACAGTTGTCTAAAGTTTTGGAATCAACCAAAAACAAAACTTTGGCAAAAAAGATTGAGGCGTTTGTTAAAGCCAATCCGAATGCGGGCATGGGGAAAATTGCTGCAGCGTTTCCCAAGTTGGCAAAGAACATTAAGCCGGCACAGTCAACACCTGATTCGTCAAGTGAACAGCAGTACGAGTAGCAAAAGGGGCAATAGGTAGAGTATGTCAGTCCATTCGCAAGATGCGCTTATTGCACTTGCCCGAGCCATGTCGGCTCAGGGCAATGTGTCTAGTGGCGACATCAATACGTTGCTGTCCCCAGAGTTGGGGTATTTGACGGACACTTTTTATGGTCAAGATGGACAAGGCGAAGAAGATGATGAGTTGCTATGGATGGACTATGCGCCCAATTTTCGTCGTGCAATGGACTTGCCCGACGACAATATTCGCAAACAGATTGCTGCCGAAATTTATCGTGGTTCTGCTCCTTGGGATGTAAAACGACAAATTGAAGAGTACACGGCTGGGCAGGCGCAATCAAATCCCGGATTGATAAATGAGGACGGAGAAACAGAAGATTTGCAATCTTTTGCGAACACAGTTTTTTCCGAATACAACAATTATCAGGTTGCCAAAACAAAGGCTGACCGCACGTCTGCGGGGAAAGACCCATTTGCTGCTGGCGGTATTCCCCCACAAGACATGGATTTCTCTCTTGAACAATTGGCTCCAGATGTTTACCAACAGTTGTACGGTTCGGCGCAAAAAGTTGGTCAAGATTCAAAAACATTTTCGCAACGTGGAACAAACCGTTCGTCCGCATTGAAGTTTTTGCAGCAGCAGAAAATTGTCGACAAGAATAGGGTAAGCAAAAACTCAGAAGAATATAGGTCTGGTCTTGACTACAGCAAACCAGAAGGTTATCGTGCCGCATTTAATCGGAATATGTCGAACACTCCGATGGGCAGAGGCGAAACCGGGTTTACTGGTCTTGTCCCGTTGTACAAATACCTTGAACAAATTCCTGCATCTGCTTTTGCTTTGAAGGATTCCATCATGCAGCCGACTATTGGCTATGCAACAGAAGAAGCGGACTACATTTCAAGGAACACCGTCGGCAAAGGACTAAAACTTCCCAAGGGGACCACCGGAAAAGACGTTTTGGGGATATTTCTGCATGGAAACAAATACAAAAAATCTGCACCAACTGACGACGGTTCTTTTGATAGAGCAGAGAATGCTCGTTTTGGCCGCACCGCACAAAGTGTTGTAGACCGTTCAGAAAACGTTGCCAGCGATATTTCGGATAACGACAAAAAAGCAAAATGGATTCGTGACTATTCGCAAGCATTGGAAATGATTATGCAATCCAAAGCACGCAGCGTTGGCTACACCCCGTACCAAGAGGCAATGGTCAAACGCGCCAACTTCATGCGAGCGGGCGGACAATAGTGGCTGTTGACCCAAACATTGAGGCGCTATTGGGGAGGCTGGCAAAGGTGAAGCCTTTGCCTGCTCCCTCTCAACCGTTCCGTAGTGCTCAGGCTGCTGCCGGCTCGCAGGTGCGTGATGCGGCAGGCAGGGCTTTTGCGTCCACACCAGCGCTCGGTGATTCCATCAAGGCAATTCAGCAAGGTGGTTCCGCACAAACTGGTGCTGGTGGCACGTTTGCCCGTGTGGTTGGCTCCCCTGTGGGGAAAGCGGTGTTGGGTGGTTTGAACGTCATTGACCTTCCACGCAGGACAGTTATTAGCGGTTTTAAAGAGGCTGCCGATTTTTTGGACAACGACCAAAAAACTGTTGGTTCTCGCACAGAGTTTTTTAGCCAGATAAAAGACCCGACATTTGGTTTTGGTACCGTTGCCCCCGGTGAGGGATGGGGTGGAAGGGCTGTCGGTTTCTTTGGTGACGTACTGCTTGACCCAGTTACTTATGTAACTTTGGGTGCCACCGTTCCTGCCAAGGCGCTTGCGTTGGGCACCCGTGGAGCAAGCGCTGCGGGATTAACCTTGCGTGCAGGAGCCAAAGTCGGCAAAGAGTCTGCCAACTTGCGTCAACTGTTGGGCACAAAATTTGTTGGTGGTCGTGAAGGAAGAATGAATTTGGCGAACATCGTCAAGCAGTATGGTGGCGACATTGATGAAGTCAAGCGGGTCGCATCGGACGGAAAGTCTGCGGTGCCCGAGGACATTGCAAAAGTTTTGGGTTTGCAGCGCAACGGTTTGTACATGTTTGGTTCAAGGGTTCGCATTCCGCTTAGCGGGCCAATTGGAAGCGCTTTGGAATACGGAATAATCAAAACTCGTCTTGGCATAACGAATACGAACATGGGAAAGAAGTTGCAGTATTTGTACACGCCTCGTGGTGCCACAGCCCGTTTGGGCGACCAAGCAGCGATGCGTGCAGATATGGCTTCTGGTCGAGTCACCCCCGAAAGAGTTGCATTGGCTATGTCTTCGCTAAACGGAGCAGAAAATGCCCGAAAGTTTGGGGCAAAAGTTAGTTCGGATACTGCCCGTTTGGCAAACGCCGCTGCAATAACCCAAGAAGTTAGACAGTACGACGATGTTATTTCTGGATTGATTGAGTCTGGTGCTGACGATATTTTGTCACCGGCACAAAGAATTGGGGTGGACACTGTAAAGAAGTTTTTTAGTGATACCGCAGATGTAATTGACCGACTGATGCAGGTGGTTGACCCAACGTGGAGTTTGCCACGAATACCGAATTATGTTCCCCACATGTTGACTGACAAGTCTCGCCGTTGGATGGAAGCAAACTTGGACAACAAGTTTGTTCAAAGGCTTGAACACTATTTGACGGCGGACGTTATGGATTTGAAAAACAACATGGCTGGTCGCTACATACGAAAGGGTACCGATTTTTTGGAATCGGGAAAAATTCTTCAGACTGGTTCAATTGAAGAAATCAACCGTTTTTTTAGGGAGGTGGTGCAACAAGACTTTGATTTGTTTGAAACTGGTATTACACGAATCATGGGCAAGTACATTGACACAACCCGTGGCGCTGCCGAAGTTGCCGCATTGTTGGACGAATTGAAGAGTGACGACTTTGTTCGTCTTTTGCGTTCACAGGGGGAGATTGACCCGGAGTTTGCCGACGCCCTAAAAATAATGGTCAAGGACAAGTTTGACGAAGCGGGAAGAATGCAAAACAAACTCGGACGCATGGCGCAAGACATTTCCCGTGAGGTGAATAAGCAATTTGGTGCAGATTCTCGGTCTGGCGTTACCAGCCGTTTGCGTGCGAGTGCAGCAGGTTTGAAAGCCAAGGAAGCATCTTTTGCTGGTAGGGAAACCGCTGGGGAAAACGCCGCCCTTGTTTTGGACGACCTGCTACGGCAGGTAAACGAGGCGGTCATAATGCAGCGGGCGCACACAGAGTCATTGGGGGCAATGTTTGAGGAGCGCTCCGTTGTGATGGACTTGATGAAGTTGTCCTACGACAAAAACGTAGAAGTTGTGGAAAATCTGTCACGCAAAATTCGAGTTTTGCGCACAGAAGAAGGTCGTAATAGCGCCAGTGCTTTACAAGAGTTTGAGGAAGCGGCAAGAGTTGCAGATGCTGTTTTCAAAGAAGCGGAAGAGACATCAGCGTTTTACCGTGAGTTCGGTGACGATGTAGCCCCCGTTCTCCAAGACGTTTTTAACCAGATGCGTGACGCCGCAGATGATGGTCGTCTTGACGATGTTGTTCACATCGGTAACGAGGCTTGGAAAAGAAAGGACACTGGCAAGAGGGTTAAGGACATCATGGAGATTTTGATGAAGCCGTTCTCCAACGACTTGTATCCTTCTAGCACATCAATGGGCGATGATTGGCTTAAGGTAACTTTTGACGCTGCTGACGACTCTGGCAGGTTGCTGCGCAACATGCAAGATAAAGTTTCGTCAAAGTCAAAAGCACAGCGTTCAAGCATGGCATCATCTAAATCAAGTAGAAAAATAACAATGGACGAAACAAGGGCAACTATTTCTCGTGCCTCCATGGTTGGCGACAACTCTGACGATGTTACGGACGCTTTCTTTTTCATGACTACACGAGAGTTGCGTGCAGCGTTTGACGCTGCTGGCGGTGGAGATGCTGGGATTGCCGCACAAAACAGGGTTGCAAAAGAGTTGAGTGAAGGTTTAACCGCCCGGTCAAAGTTGTGGCAGGAAGCAGACAATGCAGTTAGGTCGGTTTCTAATCAGCGTCAACTTTTGGAAAATATCGCCACCCGCCGTGTTCAGCGTGGTGGCTCATACAGCACGAAGGCTTTGGAAACAATTGAAAGATTGGAATCAGAATTGGTAAAAGCCCGAACCATTTCTGACGTTGGTGTGTCTAAAGAGTTGACCGCACTTGAAGAAATTGTAAAGAACATAAATCAGGCGTCCACAAAGGAAACTTTGACTTCCTTTGTGTCCAAAGCGAGCGCAGTGTTGGCTTCGATGCGGGCAGCAAAATCCACTATGGTTACGAACGAAACTTGGTTGGGGTTGGACAATACATTGTCAAGAATTGCCGATGAGGTTGATTCTGGTGCCTTCGTAAATCCAGTTAGCAAAGTTGACAATCTAACTGGACAAGTGTCCGATTTGAAGACAATTGGAGTCGGCCCCAAGGTAAGAAACTATTTAGACACGCTCAACAATCTTGCGGAAACAGAGTTTGGTGACACTCCGAACGTGGCACGGCTTACCCAGACATTGGCAAAAATGAAGAAAAAACACGAAAGTTCTATTGCGATTGACGGAAGATTCAAGGAGGGTGTTGCCATACTTTCTAATTCCGTTGTTGATTCTGGAATGAAATTGTCCAACTACTTGATTCTGCATCAAGCAAGAGTGTCAATTGATGCAATCAAAAAACTATCCCCTCCCGGTTTGCAGGTTAGTGAAGGCATGTGGGATTTTGCTCGTGCTGGTGCCGCACGACAACAGATGGAAAGTGTTATTGATTTCCAAAACAAAATGAACGTCGCAAATAAGATAATGCTTCGGGTGAGGGACGATGTGTACGGCACCTCAATGCTTGCAACACCCAGAAGTGAAAGAGCATCCATTTTGATGGATGCAATGCAGGACCTAAGCCAAGACGAATACGCCGCCGTTGTGGACGTTGTGGGCAACTTTAGATTTTCGCAACAAGGAGATATTGCTGGAAGGCGTCCAGCGTCGTGGCGAAGGAGCAACGCTCAGTTTGTTTCTATTCGTGACGAAATTTTGGAACTTCAGTTTCCGGGATGGAAACAGTCAGTTGAAACAAATGTTGGCTCATCTGGACGAGCAAGGGCTCGGTCTGCTGCCCCGTACAGGTATGAGGGTGATGTTCGTGGAACGATGGGAATTACGAGCGACGTTGAACGGGCTGTGCTGGCTGCCGAAGAGAGCGGTGTTTCCATAGCAGAGACTGCAAGGGATTTTGATGCGCCAAAAGGTAGGAACCTTCGCGGATTGACAGACACAGAAAACACGTTACCAGACATTGATTTGTTGTCAGGAAAAGATTACAGCCCTATTGGTAGGTCCGTCGAGCAGGAAGAGGTGGTCGGATGGGATTCGCAGGCGGAGATGCTCGCACGTCAGTCGGCTGATGCCAACCAAAAAAAAACTTTGGGAGACACGGCGCCAAAAACACTAAAAGCGTATGTAGACGATTTTGTTAGGGCAAACAGGCTCCCCAAAGAAGAAGGGGAAGCGCTGAAGGCACGAGTAGACAGTGCCGAAAAGTCGGTGCAGGTTCAAAGAAAAAATGCAGAAGCCTTGATTGACGAAGAAGTTCTTCGTCAAGACAAACGAATTGTCGGACGTGAAGCAAAAAATGCGGACACGCAAATCGGAGAAGCATTCGGTTTGGCTGGGGCATATTTCAGGGCGGTAAAAGTAAAAGCAGACGGAAAGGGGACGGCGAACTCAAACAACATTGACGAATTTTTTACCTACATGTTCGGTGATGGGAGCGTAAAAACTGGCTCGGCGTCCTACAAGGCCCCTTCTCGTTTGCAGGACCCTGCTGAG